TCAAAATCTAATCTTGTAACTTGCTTGAAATCCATCAACTTTGTTGTCTTTAACATTCAGTTGGAAAGACACCCCTTTATTGTACCCAAAATTCCTTTGTACTTCAATTGGGACGTACCATTCATTAGACACCCTTCCTATCCCAGTACCCACTTCCCACTTGTGCTTCTTTTCGTAGTCTTTGAAGATGGGGGTGAGGTCTAGCGTTTGATCGACACGTGCAGTGGTGGAAGTAGTGGAAGTAGTAGAGGATGAAGGAGAAGGAGGTGTGTCTTTTAATGTTTCTTTAATGTACTTATCTTTGACTGGTATCTGAATGTCATTACCATTGATGACTGCATGATAGCGGTTATTCAGAATCAAATCTGGATCAGACGTATTGGTTTTACTTGTTGCTGTTATTTCAGTAGTCATAGAGGGTGAAGTATAAGAATCTGTAGTTGTAGTTGTTTTTGTTGTTCCTTCTTTATACCCTTTATCATACCCATAATGGTAAATCATTGTTGTTGTTCCAATAAAGAAAATCATCAGAATAAGAACAATGAGTATATTTCTTTTGTTTATACCATTAAAATCAATCACTTTAGAATCACCTATTTTCATTCTCAATACTGTAATAAAGGATGTAGACCTTCGGTGTGTCACATTGGAAGTTCTAATAGTTTACACACATAGTGATTCACATGCTATACCTAGTGTAGGAAACATGTATCTCTTATTTCATAGAGTTCCAAGTTACAGAAACAAGAGATACATGTATATAATATAGATTCCCTCAGTCCCCCATAGCGTGCCACAATTAACCACTTTGTATTTATGTGCCACAATTAGGTATTCTTTAGGTCTTTCCTAAACTAGAGTTGTCTTTTATACGAAACTTTCTCCGATGTGTTTAGATCCTTTAACATTGCCAGTTTCACCTTACTATAGTTCTCTCTCCCAACAGGTCTAGGGTTTGTCTGATTCAGTTCTGGAATATAGAAGATACCTCTGTCTGGGTCATCCCATTGTTCAAGTAACTCATCCAGTTGTTCGTCCATCCCTGTTTGATAATCCCTATCCATCGAATTAGCAAAGAACTCTACAGCCATAGTGACAGCATCCAATCTATCATCATGAGCAAGTGCCCCTCTTTCATTGGTGATCCGTGTCATTTGATAGATTAAAGAATAGTTAGGACTAGATTCATACGTCTTATAGTCAGCAGTGATTACACCTTTATTGACAATGAGCTTGTGTCTCATCATAACAGGTTCAAGGGTGTCTATAATACGCTGTTCCTTCTGCGCCTTACTTCTGATTTCTTCCAAAGCACATGGATAGATTCTGGTAAAGATAGGAGCAAGAAGTTTGCCAAACATACCATCACCGAAGTTAGATTCATAGACAACTGTGTTTACCTTCCAGAACTTAGCTTTGTTAGCCAGTGTCTCCAGTGTGTTATCACTGTAACCAGAGGTATAACCACCACTTTCCATCAAGAACAAATAGCCATTAAGGTATTTGATGATTGCATATGCCGTTTCATCCTTACCACGTCCAGATGGATCAATAGCCATAACTGTTCCAGTGTATTCAGCTGTTTCTGGGGACTGCAAGAGAGGAGAATAGAAGTAATCCCCTTTCAGAGCTACAGACGCTACATCCTTCCATCTCTTTGTAGGGTCAGCAGTCCAAGACCACTTTAGACTAGCTTCATTCATATCCAGATCTGCTACAATCAAGTCCTGTACTTTAAGTGGATACTTCTCTTGATCTGACAAATTAGTATTTAGCATGAACTGTAAAGCAAACCCAGCTTTGCCATAAGACAACTCTCGCTCTGCAATGTCCTGTGCATTGAATCGTTTTGGGTCAGTTGGCTCTCCCTTATGCGCTTCCCAGTTATCAAGAATAAACGGAGCAAGGGTATCTCCGTAATCTTCGAGCTGTTTCTTGTCCTCTGGATAACGTACTGTCCAGATACGACAGTGATACCCACGTTTCTGAAGTTCAGTATAGAGAGACATTTCATTCTGAGGTGTACCCAGATAGATGATTTGTCCCCCCGGTTTAATAACAGAATCAAATTCTTTTACTGCTTCTCCTAGCTTATCACGTTGTGTCTGGGTGCCAGAGTTACCTGGAACTTCTACGTCATCTGCAATCAGAAGGTCTGCACGAGAGCCAGTAATCTGTCCAGTGATACCTACAGACTTTACAGACGGAGAAATATCTGGGATAGCTAAGCCTACGTCAAAGAGATTCTGGGTGTTTCTCTGTCCTTCTTTTGTTTTTAATTCCGCAAGGAAAGGGAGCAGCATAATGATACGACGTACAAATACAGCGTTCGCATCTGCTCTATCTTTAGACGCAGACACAATCAGTACTTTAATCTGCGGTTCATTCCAAAGTTTCCATACGGCGTATGCACATGTCAGATAGGATTTAGCTACACCACGGAATCCTTCTATGATGAATCGTTTACTGGGATATGTCATAAGGTGTTTAGCAATATCATACTGAATTGGTGTTGGTTCTGGTAAGCCCAAATCATGCCAAAGCATATAGACAAACACCCTAAAATCAGTTTTGGCTTTTTGAATCTGGGTGTTTGTCCAACATGCTCCTGTAAAATCAGTTAAGTCGATCAATATCTACACCGTCTTTCACATCATCAAAAATTGGGATGTGCTGACGCTCAATCTGCTTCTGTATGTCTGCAACACCCTTAGTGCGAGGGGAGACAATCAAATCATTATCTTTCAAGAATTTTCTTACACGGTCAAGGAAACGTGGGTCTTTCCGCATTTCTGGGTCAGCAAGTCCTTCACGAATCGCTTGTACTTCACCCTGTGCAATTTCATCCAAAAGTGCAGGATCAATTTCAAACATCTTCATCACCCCATCCATCATATCTATCAAGATCATTTGCTCTAATCGTAGACAGCACCTTGTCTGCATAATCAGGGTCAGTGGCATAAATCGGTGCAAGAGTGCGTACAAAGTCTTCTACAGACCAAGTACTTTCCCATGCTTCTATAACTTCAGCATATTTGTAGTCTTCAGTAATAAGGATACACCAGTCTCTAATGGCTTCTTCCAGTGTTTCATAAGACTGGAATTTGTCATAGATAGTTACATAGTGCCCATTTTCATATTCAGTAGTCTGCTGCCGTACATAATTTCCCCATCCATTCCATTTACGTCCAAAGTAGTTATACTGTCCAATGCAGTACCTGCCCCAACCACTTTCAAGAATAGCCTGTGCGATACATACGGATGCTGGAAGATTGTATTCTGCACATACCTTACCAGCAGTGTTTCCAATAATTTCAATAAATTCATCTGGGGTCATATGGGAATCTCCTTTCATTTTCTTTCTTTACTTCATCAGGCACTCCATCCTTATCTGCATCATAAAGCCACCTGCTAAGCAAAGTTACAGTGGCTGTCATCCCAATCACGACAATAATGAACTGTCTAAATTCTGGGATATTAGGGTGTCCTGTCATAATCCATTCATATGCTGTCATTGTCAAATAAATAAAAAGACAAAGAATTAAAAAATTGACATTGAACTTAATCAATGTCATTGATTCTTTGTCTCGTCTCTTTGGTTTGAATGTAGACAACACTTTAATTAGTTTTGATTTAAGTTGTCCCACATATCCTCCATACGTGCAATACGATCATTGTTAATACGATGTGCCATTTCCATAGCTGTCATCCTAGCATCTAATGCACGCCTGTCTGCTGCACTCATTTCTACTTCTCTTTTCAGTTCAGATAAAACCTTAGTGTTCATGTCAATCGTCTTCTGAATAGGGCGAATTACAAGATAATTGAATCCACTACTCACCAGTGTTGCGATGGTCAGAACAGAAACGATACTGTCTAAGAAGTCCATGCTTCCCTCACATAAAAAAAAAAAACAGCACTGATCTAGTGCTGTGCAAAATCATAATAAGTTGAATAATAAAAGAAATATACCTACTATAGGAGAAACAACGAAAGAGAGAAATACAAAAACAATCATACATGCTCCTGCATATGATACGTCTCCTTTTTCTTCTACAATAGCAGCTGCAATGAAGAATGCAATAACAGCTAATGTTGCGATCATATTTATCCCTTCTTTCTGCCTATAGTATAGCATGTTTAATATAAATATAATAGGGAGTGCCAAAAGACACTCCCCACCATATTTAACTTACCGACTAAGTTTTCATGATAATCACCGATTCCTTTCAAATTAAGCAGTCCTTATCCACGCTCTTACCATGTATGCAGGTGGCTGAACGGTTGTAGATTTTCCATAAATTGAACTAGAATTGGAGGCCTTAATAGAGAAAATAGTATCCCCCTCATCACCAGGTTGTTCTTTCCAGTCATAAGGATATGCAATATTATCTGCATGTGCTTTGAATAACTTCACAAGAGCTCCCTCAGCATATGAGTCATTATTTCGTACACGAGAGAACACAATTTTACCTGTAATGTTCGGCAATCCTGCACTTCTTTGCGTACCTGCTTCACTTGCATTACCTGTCTGTAAGCAGAGGTTAGCAGGTAATTCTTCCCATGTACCATACTGCATAAAAGGAAAATCTGCTTTAGTTTTGCTATTATCAGCAGAAATATATACAGAACCAATGGGGTATAAGAAATCAATCATTGACTTCATGCGTTTATCCCTGACCATAAAGACTGCTGAACCATCTTGCATCTTCATGAAATTCTCCTTTAATTATAAAAATATATGCTCACGTTACCAAGCAAAACAGACAATGGACTATTATTTATAATTCCACTAGGTGCTGAATTTAATTTTAAACAAATATAAATTCCGCAATTAAACATAGAATTATTAGATTCATTATATTCGCTTTTCGAAAAGTATTTCTTCATTTCAACATGGGTGCCCGCGGTTCCAATAAGATATTTACCATTTTGCCTAACGGTAATCTCTAATTTGTCAATACGCATCTTGTTTGCTAGTATAATTTTACTTGTTGGAATAACGAAGATAATATCCCTGCCACCGTTTGTAACATTTCCGGGTATTGTATACCAAGAATTTAAGCTATATGTGTCTCCTGCTCTGTATGCTATTTTTGATAATAAATCTTCGTTTTTAAACTCCACATACTCCTTCGCACATACCGTTTTCACGCTAAACTGTGCCGTACCATCATTAACTATTACCCCCCCGATAAGGTTGACATATCTGGTTCAGTTGCACCTGTAGTTCCTGCGGTCGTACATTCAAGATACAAGTAAGAGGGAAGGTTAGGTGAGTATGCAATATCACCAACGGCATATGCTTTGTTTCGTAAAAGCTGATTAGCTGCTGCTTTAGTTACGTACTGCGTAGGATCCCATGTCTTTGCATTTTCTTCACTTTGCTTAGCTGCCTTTGCACTGTTAGATGCATTTGTTTCACTAATTTTTGCATTAGCTGCACTGGTGGATGCATCAGACGCAGAAGAAGCAGCTGCAGAAGCACTATTAGCACTTGCACTCGCACTCTGTTTAGAAGCATTTGCACTGTTCGCTGAATTAGTGGCAGAGGATGCACTTGCATTCGCACTGATCTGAGAAGCACTAGCAGAAGCAGCAGAGTTACTTGCAGAGGTCTTTGCTTCTTCTGCCCACGTCTTAGATGACTTATTGCCAGAGACACCATCTGGAGACGTACTAGACATTGCCCATTTCTTAGAGAGTTCTGCACTATTCCCTGCTTCTGTAGCTTTAGTAGTCGCAGTGTCTTTAAGAGTAGTCATTGTACTCACATAAGAATTGCCAGTGTCTGTCAAACGCTTATTCTGAGAATCCCCAGTAGCTACAATAGAGCTATTCTGTGTTGCCCCTGTGTTTTTAAGCTGATTTAAGAGACTGTCCTGATTAGCTTTAATGTATCTAAGAGTTACAACATCCCCATCCTCAATAGGATCAAGAGCATTGATAATTCTTTTATACTGTCCATCCCAGCAATTAGGGTTATCATACGCAGTAGACATACCAGAATCAAAGACCTTATCCGCTGTTTCTTCAGCAAGATGCAAGAGTTGCACTTCCTGTAAAGACAAGTCTGCACTTCTAAGTACAGAAGCATCCTGCCATTCTACCAGAGGAGCAGTAGTTGTCTCACGATAAATCTTAACAGAATGCCCAAGTGGAATCCCTTTTACAAGTCGTACCTGTTTGTCTTCTACCGTATAATCCACACCCATAGTAAGTTCTGTAATATTGGTATAAATATCTTCTACCTTTACAAACTTCTTCCGTAAATAATCAAAAGGGAATGCATAGACAAGCTGACTAGCATTCCCTTCATAAATTACAGAAGCCTTTCTTTCTTTAGCCAAAGTTAAGCTCCTTTACTATTTAACATTCATGATTGAAGAAATATCAGAATTTGCATTGCGATTGTTCCCAGAAGCAACACCAATCTTATAGCGGTTCTTGCGTTCACGCTGCTTCTTCTCCTTATTCATCTCTTTTCGTTTCTTTACACCGCTGGCATCTCTAATTTCAGATGCAAGAAGTGTCATGCCCCAGAATCCATTGAATGGGATAGTCTTCATAATATTTGACATGTCTTCCTGCGACATCCCATCACCAACTGTAGAATTGTAGATACTATCTCCAAACCCAATGATTGGATTGATAGTAGAAGATACAGCTGGCATCTGGTCTACTGCACGCCCTGCAATAGAACCTGCTTTCATATCTTTCCCTGTCCCTGAGGTCTTAGAAGAGTTATCTACTGTAGTACGCATCATAGGCGTACCAGTCAGAATCTCATAGATGTCTGAACCAAAGGAAGGGATAGAGCCAGTGATAGCCCCACGAGAGAAAGCAGCCCATGCAAGTCTACCTGGGGTAAGCTGTTTAGCAATGTACTCTTTTCTTCCTTCTGGATCATTAGGGTATTTCACCAATGCTCTAAGATACACCAAGCCCATATAAGACATGCAGTTCGTTCCCATTGAAGCCAGTGCAGCCAGTGCATCATCCATCTGACGAGAAGACAAAGCTCTGAGTGTCTGGTCATTAACAGCACGAAGAGAATAATCTTTGAACTGAAACAACAGCTTAGTAAACCAGTTCTTTTCCTTCAAGAGAGGAGTATTCCCGATAGACATCTGCTGAATACCACGTCTGCTGTAGTTTTCAAGCAGATTCCTAAATTCAAAGAAAGTCTGATGGTCTTCTTTTCTCCATTTGTCAAAGACATCTGGATCAAATTTGCCACTATCAAGATATTTTTTGATGTGTGCTTTCAGTTTGTCTACATCCTGTACATGTGCTGCATCCAATAAATATTTGCTGAATGGATCACGAGTACTGGAAATCTTTTCTCCTCTAGCCCATTTGATAGCATCAATGAAGCCACTTTCCCTAGTCTGTCTAATCATCCAGTCGGTAAGTTTAGGAAGCTGATTTAGAGTAGATGTAACATTGGAGAATATCTTCATTGTCTCCTGTGCCTTATCAAGTCTCTTTCCCCAGACACTAGAATAACCAAGGGCGTCTCTAAAAGACCGTGCTTCATAATCAGAGTTCCTATCCCAGAATCTAGTATTCAGTTCTCTTCCATACAATCTTACCTGTGCTTCTTTTGCAAAATCTTCCAGTTCTTTATCCGATGCAGAGAGCATAGCACGTCTCATCTGTCTAAGGATTGGAATGGACTTATACAAAACACGAGTTCCTGCGTATGCCATTGCAGAACCAAATTCACCAAGCTGTGCCATGAACATCTGTCCACCAACGTCTGCATAGGATTTAGTTCTGAACAATTCAGAGAAAGCATCCCAGAGAGTTTTAGGCTTTGTGTCTACATGGGTAGAGAGCAAGCGAGACATCCCTTCTGTCAAGGCTTCTTTCTGTTCCTTTGCTGCTGACTTAGTAATCTTACCTGCTTTAATGCCTAATTCAAGCTGTTTTGCCACATCATCAAGCACACCAGTTTGTCTCCAATTCCCGATGGAATCAAAGACTGCCACTTCACCACAAACACGATCAATGTAGGAATTGATAATTCTGTCTGTATTCACATCGCGAAGATGAGAATCAAATGAGAAATCAAGTGTTGTCCCTCCTTTGTTCGAGATAGGCATGCGTACTGTCGTATCCATAGGAAGTCTGTATTTCAAAAACTGAGGGATCCCGACACCATACTTACCACCAGAGAAGCATGTCTCACTGGCGTTCTGGTCAATAACACCTCTAGCCCAAGCCTTACACCTCTTATCAATCTCTTCCTCAACCATAGCCTTCGTAACCTTTTCAAGCTGAGGTTCTTCTGGAATAGTAGAAGTGTCTAGTTCCAGTTGCTTCCCTACTGTCTTTTGATAGCCAGCATCTTTAAGAGCTTTACCCTGTTTAGACCGTTTATTTGTCTCATTAAATTCTGGTTTAGGAACACGCCCACTAAACATTTTGTCTTCCCATTCTTTGTGAGCTTTGAGGTATCGTCTTTTTGCATCTGCTTCCATCTGCTTTCTGACAACATCTCTCTTACATGCCATTTGAGCATATTCGTACATCTTTTTCATGCATGTCTCAGTGTCACCATCCATAAAGTCCACAAGGCGTGTCAGCATCTCATTGTCTACTTTACGAGTAAATTCAAGATCAAGTGGCTTCCAGTCTTTATCAATATAACTACCGTAACCACCACCACCATGAAACTGCGAATCTTCCTGCATCATGGTGAGACACCCTTCTCTGATCTTCTTGATTGTTTCTGCTGCTTTGATGACCTCTGGCTCCCAAACCATTTCATTCGGAGACAACCCAGCTTTGTTTCCTGCATACTGTGCATTGAAACACTGCTGTACCTGTCTATCAAATTCCAGTCTATACTGCCCCTGAAATTTATAGAATTTATTTTTCTGCAACCAAGCATTTCTAGCATCATAATAATCATTGAGCATTGGTTTTACCCGTTGCTGTAAATATTGTTTGATACGTTCCCCTACAACAGGATTAGCTCGTGCTGCAATTCTTCCTCGTGTTGGTTCAAAGAGAAAATCATTCAAGCTACGAACTGCAAGAAGTCTTGAGTGCCCAAGTACCCCATATATTGTCTTAAACAGCCCCCCTGCTTCCAGATGTTTCCCAAGCCGTGTAGGGAACCAGTGAGGCAAGGAACGATGCATCCAGTCATCCACTTCTTTCTGCTCAGCATCCCAAACCATCTCAGCATGGAAATTGACAGGACTGTCCTTATCAAAAGCAGTATCATAGATGTATGCTGTCCCATCGGGAGATACCTTGATAGGAGTGTCTCTATACTTCTGTTCATATGCAGAAGCCTTTACCCACTTCAAGAGTGTCGCATCTTTGGGCTTTTTCGTCTTAATACCACGTAACGCATAGATATTTGCTCTAGCGAGACTTAAAACTTTGCGTACTGTATAGTTGTGTAAATCCCAATTCTTATCTTCCAAAAGGTCATAGATGCTGGTACGGCTGTTTACATTTACTTTCTTATCTCTAAGAATCTCCTTGTAAGCAGAACCAATAACATCTCTTAACCCTGTTGTCATAGTGTGCATATCTCTAACTACATCTGCAAGGGCACGTTTAGACGCTACTCTATCCCCGATGATGACATACTGTCCTGTACCTGGCACTGTGAAAGCTGTTTGTCTATTAGTAATCTTGATACCGTGTTTTGTTGCAAAAGCAGTTGCCTGATTACTAGACAGAACAAAGCAATTTTTCCCTACATCATTCAACCCCATCTCTTTCATTTCCTTGACTTTTAGTTTCAGTCTCCGTCTCATGGTGTCAATAGGTTTTGCTGCTTTGGCTTTGATACCCGAAGAAGGCACTGTCTCTTCCGTCACCTTACCAGTCAATTTCAGATTATCTTTCTTTGCCTTGTTATCTTTTGCTTCTTTACCAGACAGCTTCACATCTTCCAGTTCCGTAGATTCACTGATCTGTTTCAGTTCAGTATTGACACGCTTCTTTAGGGTGTCTGTTGGTTTCATGCCAAAAGCCCCAGTAAGCATGTTGTCTTCACTACGGTTCAAGTGCCCATATACTTTTTGAAGAGTTTTAGATTTAGGTAATACTCCCTTAACAGTACGCATCGCATCAAACGCATTGCCAAGGATTGCTGCCTGTACCATGTACTGTGCATAGTTTGCTTCAAATCCCCCATACTTGTTAGACAACGCTCTGTCTAACCCCATCATAGACGCCCCTGTAGCTGCATTAGCTGCCATTCGTGCTACTTTAGATTTAGCAAACATAGAGAGTTTGTCTGCATTAGTACCAAACATTCTTGCAAGCTGTCCTACCATAGTATCAGCAGTGACGCCGCCAAGATACTTAGCACCGATACCGCCTGCCACGGATTTGATACCTTTTGCAATGAGCGCCCCCTCGCTAAGTCCTGTAGCCATGAGAGCAAGGTTCACTGGTTCAAGCATACCTCCAGCTAAAGATCCTGCAATGCCAGCAATGTTATACCCCTGCATATGTTCATCCTGTGCAAGACGAACTGCCCGATCATAATCCTGTTTCTTCATTGCAGCCAACATAAACAGGTGGTCTTGCGAATATGAATTAGTCAGTACAAAGTTCTGTGCAGTAGGATCATTAGGCATCAGCTTCTTTACATAGTCAATTTCCTCATCACTGGGCGTATAAGGGGTACTAAACCCCGGTATAGACACACTTCCTCTGACAGATGGGTTAATCCATGACCAAAGGTAACGAAGAGAAGATGTGACACCACTATCAAGAATTGCATCATCAGCAGCATCCACAAATCTGGAAATGGGGTCACGTTCTTCAACAGGAGCAGGAGCATCTGGAATATATTCATGCCCATACCTAGAATGCCCCTGTCGGTCTACAGGAATAGAGCCAACAGCAGTGATAGGAGAATATTCTTCACCAAGCAGGGATGCTGCATATGATGCTACTTCACGCCCATAATCTCCTATTGTCTTGCCATTAGCATCTGCTAACCCTTCATTATCTATATTGCCTTCGCCACCAAGCCATGCTCTAGCTGCATGCTCCATATCATACCTAGACAGTAAATCCTCAGCCCAATATGCAGCCACGGCATCCTGTGTTTCTGGGCTCCAATCTAATGAGCCATCCTCATTGAGCAGTCCTGCTTTTTCAGAAAGTTCCCGATAAGTAGATGGAAGAAACTGGTATCGTCCATACGCTCTCTGACCATCTTTATTTACAACGCCCTCAGCATAATAGGAATCTTCTCTGCTGTACGCCCCAGATTCAACACGTGCAATCCCTTCAAGGAACGCATGTAAATTATCCATCATTACTCCTTTCTTTTAATCCTCTGGCATAGCCGTTGAATTATACTCAGATGTCATTTCTCTTTCTGCACTTAAATTATCTGTAATTCACTACACTATAAACTTCTGTTGGGTTATCTTCCACTTCATCATCAGTAATCCAGTGGTGTCTTTCTTCATACTGTCCCTGCTCTTCTGCTACAAGGTTATCCATTTCAGACACACCTGTATCTGGGTCTGGGGTAAGAAGTTCATTCACATATGCAGAAAATTCATCTGGAGAGAAATACTTCTGTTCCTGAGTGCTGCTGTTCATGAATCCAAGAACATTAGTAGATGGATCATAGACAACATTCACACTTTCTGTGCCCCCAAAAGTATCAATTAGGTGCGTGATTGCCTGACGTGCAGATCTTCCCTTATTTACATAGTCTTCCTGATCTACCCCTGTAAAGAAATCTTTAGGAACGATACAATCTATTCCTCTTTCATGATAATCAAAGTACTGTCCTCTAATCTGGTCAGCTGCCTGTTTTACTGCTGCATCTCCGTCCATCCCATTGTAGATATAGACTTTTGCCAGATTTCTGATCTTTCCACGAAGGCTGGGATCATTGGCACCATATACACCATTTAAGATAGGGGAACCATCTGCATTTGTTCCCATAGTCTCTATCTGCATTGCTGTGTTGTCTGCATTAGCCATGGCATCATTAAGGCGTGTCTCCATAATGTCTTTTGTGTCTTCGTTATGCTCCTGCTGATACACATTTCCATAGAGCTGCATTGCCTTTTTCAGCCCATCAAATCCTTCCTCGGAATGATAGGAAATCCCATCTTCTACCTGCGACAAAGAAGACAATGCTGAAATATCTTTCAACGTGCTACCACTGAATATAGAACTAGCCAATGCAGGGTTTGTGTGATACATATCAAGAGCCGTCTGAATGTTCTGCAATGCTGGGGTATTATATGTTGCCTTATCCCAATCAATATTCATAGCATCCATAAGAGAAGAGTTGACAGCAAAATTCAAACTATTCTTAAATGCTTTCATCTGAGGAGCAGTAAGCAGTTTTCCTTCCTGTCTAACACATTCATTCAGATCAATTTCTCCCTTAGAAAATGAAGAAAGAATCCCTTTCAAGAGTGTCTGCCCTGCCCCAATGACTTCCTGCTCTGTCAGTGCTTTCTTAGACACACTTCCATCTGCATTCTGCACACTCTTCATCAAGGGTGCAGTGATAGGAGAACCACCGCCATAAGAATTGCCTTTGCATAAAGCACTAAACCATTGAGAAATGTTCTGCTGTGTTGCACTATCCAATACCACGGCAGCTGCTTTCCCTACTGCTCCAGAACGCCCAGAAGATCTTACTCTGCTCTGGTATTCAATCTCTCTCCGCTTATCTTCACGCATAGAGGTGAACATTCCCTTCTGTGCCATGACAGCAGCAATATGAGGATTGTCTTTCTTAATCTGCTCTACCTTTTTGTCAAACTCATCCAGAGATGCACATTTCTGTAGACCATCAACAATATCTGCCATGTACTTTTCTCTAAGGGCACCGTCCATAGCAATTCCAGAACCATGGAAATCTTCATAAGGCAGAAGTTCTTTCAGCTTCCACTCTTTTCCGTTCACGTCTGTATAGACACTCGCTTCAAAGATTTTGTCTAAATCCTTACCACCATTGTTCGCAATACGTTCATCAATCGCCTTAGACAACATGGGAAGCATAGCATAGAATGAACCACCTGCATTTTCATAATCAGTACATGCCTGTTTGAGTTCTTCTACCTGTGTCTCAATAGGGGTCTGAGACACATGTTCTGCACTTCCTATGTCTGACAGTTTGGCAGTAAAAGAAGCAGAGCGAATAGCTTCTCTATTCTTCCCTGCTTCTGCCATCTGTCTATTGATATTGTTCTGGGTGTAGGTGTCCATATTTTCATAGAACCCAAGAGCAAAGAACTTAGAATCTCCATTATGCTGAAAACTGGAAATAGGTTTGATACTTCCCAGAGCAGATGCACTGTTAGGAGCAGAATCCCCTGTGACCTGTGCGTCTTCGTTTGCTTTTTCCCAGTCTTCCCCAATGTTATATTCACGTCTATGTGCTTCTACAAAGTTCATCCATCGTGCGTTTTCTTCCCCTGCTGTCTGACATTCACCCTCTTTGGCTACAACGTCCTGATCGTATCTGTTACGAATATCACGAATTGCATTTTCGCCACGATACTTATCTAGGGCAGCCATAGTATATGGATTGTCTAACAACTCTTTGTGATTAGAGTTAGCAAGCATCTGCTGAGAAGAAGTCAGAATCTTTCCTGCATTGTTCGGATCATTCTTAATCACTTCTGCCATGAATTTGCCATACTTTTCATCTCTAGCATCCTGTTGTGACATGTGACTAAGGATAGTGTCTCCAAGCACTCCAAGTGCTTTTGCAAGACTTGCTGCTTTAGATCCTGCTCCTGCTGTCGTACTCCCAGAAGGAACAATAAGCTGCTTCTGGTATGTATCTCGTACCTGAGGTGCAAACTGTCTCTGTGTACCTACGGCATTCGCTACATTTGTTGCCATTACTTCTGTCCCCCTGTCTTACGATTTATTTTTACATTCTGATAAGCATCATATGCCTGTAATCCTGCTCCCATCAAAGACAGAATGTCTGCCTTCTTATTCGGTTTAGCAGCTTCCTTATAAGACGCCACTGTACGCTGTGTAGACTTTAATGTAGTCAGTTTGTTCAAATCAATCTCATTGCTCTTTCGTAAATAGTTATCCTGAATAGAAGCTACATTTCTAGCAGTATCTCCAACTGTACTCCGCATGATCTGGTCAGCTGTTCTACCACCGCCAGCCATGTCTTCATTTACTGCTGCCTGTACCTGTGAATTAAGCTGTAATGCATTCTGCTGAGTTTTCATGATAGAAGTAACAGCTTCATCATATGCATCCTGTCTTTCCTGCTCATAGTTCACCAGACTGCCATTCATCTGATAAATAGCATCATTTGCTTGCGCCTGATATGCCAGTGCATTAGCTTTATTCTGTTGCCTAATCTGCAAGCCTTTCAAACCCACCATTGCAGCAGCCATTCCTGCAAATCCACACATTACTTACTTTCATCTCCTTTTAACTCAAAAACAGAAAAATCATCGTCTATCTTTTTCCATGTAGCTCCAAGCCAATCCAGATATTCTACATGCGTTGTGTTCTTCATCCAAACTACATTTGTTAAGACACCATAGGCTTTCAGAAGTCTAGGCAGTAATTGCTTTGAGAATCGTAAGAAGCTGAGTTTGTGTCTAGCATACTCTTGGGTAAAACAGAGCCAAATCACGCCTTTTCCTCTATATTTGTACAGACCGCCAATCCCAACTGCCTTGTCTTTATATGTAATCTTGTAAACTGGATGTTCATAATGCACTACGAGATCAACAATGCACATATCATAAGAAGTACGGTTACTACTCATCATGATTTCTTTCTTGTCTTCTCTTCGTAGTTCCTTACAAATATCCCAGATTTCTTTTGTTCCGATTGCTTTGATTTTCCAGTCAGAATTACACTCTAGTAGCTCTCTTATAGTAAACACCTTCCCACCCTGCACCAATCAATGCTACAGGCATAGGAAGTTCTGTCTCTATACTGATAGAGCAATTAGAACTCAAAGACTGTACAGGGAACTTAAACTGTCCTGTCTCTAATGCTGTAAGTCCAATTTTGTTTCTACCAGAACCTAAAAGCCGTGCAGTCATTACATATTCATACGTTTCTTTGTCAAAACATTCAACAATGGCTTTGATATATCCGCAATTCTCATAGTTCACCCAGAAATTCCTAAGCTGCAATCTTCCTTCTGTGTATGCAGTAACACCATTGTCATCCTGTTTACGAATCATAACCTCAGAGAACTTTGCCTTGAATTTATACAATTCTCCTTCAATGAGACGCCTGCCTACCCAGTTTCCTTGCAACCAGACGTATCTGCCATCTACCATTTCTTCTGGTGTCCATTTTCGGAAAAAGCCTTTGCTGTCTACCAGTCCGTAAGACACACCTGTTTTCAGAGTGTCTCCATACATGGTTTTCATATCTACCTTAGTCCGTCCTTCAATATCATCATAAGCATCTGAAGTAATGGCAGGTAAAACAACCTTTCTATCCATAAAGACACGATATGGTTCATACTCTTCATAGTCCTTCGTGTTATAAGTAAAGGAGACACTTTCAAGAGTAATCATCCCTTGTCTATCAAACACAAGGTACAATGTAGAATTGATAAATCCACCACCAAGAATGCGGGCACCATTGAACTCCCAGTAAGACCAAGAGGACTGTAATCTGCTGTTATCTACAAACAAATATTTGTAAATGTACACTTTTGATTCAGCCCCAAGAGTAAAGAACCCTAAAACATTCTCTGTATTGGAAGACACAATTTTATACACACCATTCGGAATAAAAGAAGGCACATGGGACGTTACATCCTGTGCATCTTTCAAATTAGTGGTGTCTTCAATCGTGAAATATTCTTTGATCGTAGTAAACTCAGCACGTTCTGTAGGGAAATAGACACGTCTTCCTGCACCTACTGGACGCACATATGGATTGCAAGTAAACTCTGTGACTTCTGTGATAGAGCAATTCTTAGGAGACAATACGCCATCGGCTCTAAGTAAAAACTGTGTATCATTCGAGAAGAGAAGCAACTCTTCATCAAATGGAACAGCATGATAGAGGATAGACACACTGTTATGGGATACTGCTAAATCAATAGGATCAGTGTCCTGCATGTCTACTACAGAAGCAAACCAGAAATTAAAGAAAGACGCAGACCTAGACAGGATGACATTCTCTCCTGAAATAAAGCCAAGCCTGTTTCTGTAAAAGAAAATATCATTGATAGTTGCCCCAACGAAAGAAGGTTCTGGGTTAGAATCCTCATCACCTACATCTCTATCATCCCACTCCAAAGGTTTAAGGGTGAAAGACATGTCTGCATTTCTTACCAGTCCCTGAGGCATGGTAGAAGAATCAAGCGTAGTAGGTGTTTCTGGTCTTGCACATTCTGTCCAGAGCTGTGTGTCTCCGTCATATCTGACATAATAATCATCAGCTACATTCGTTGCCCCTTTTACCTGTACTGTAAATCCATTAGGAGCAGAACGTGGCAGATTGTTAAAGTTCTGTACAGCATGATAAATACCAAACATAGACATACCATTGTACCCATCTTTAATCTTAACGGTCTTAATGGTAGTCCCTGCTTTCTTTACATATAGCCAGCTGTCACCAGTTTCTACTGTCCACCCATTGCTTCTAGCAGAAGTAGCAAGCTGTTCAGCAATCCAGTTTACGTCTACCTTCGTACTATCAGAAGCATTAGATCCATCTGGTGTCGTATACGAAGCGATTGTCACATCATTGATAATGCAAGCATATGTTCTGCCATATTGCCCACTCTTAACATTAAAGAGTGCCCCCTGTGTAGCTTTCCATCTGCCAGAATCCCAGACCTTCCCTGTCATTGCTACTCTCTTTTTCGTATTCACAATAAAGGTATAGTCTGCAATGGTAATGCATTTAAGATACTTTCTGGGGTCTACACCACTAAGGTATGATGCAGATTTAGCATCAATGGTTACTTTGTATTCTTTGCCGTCTTCATCATAAATCTTACAACTACCATTTCCATCAAAAATCATGATGTACTTTTCTTCTTCATCTCTCTTTACTACATGTACAAGAGGACGATAAGTAGAAGAGGGAGAAACAAACAAATTCTTGATATGCACAGTCGGTGCCCTTTTTTGCAGACCACCTACTTCTGTGCTATATCCATTGATCTGTTCTTCAAGCTGTTCTGGTAAACGAAGAATAGCAGGCTGCTGACTGATACCAGACACAATGTTTTTGATTGTCTGACTGTATAAGTTTGTAGCCATTAGGTACCTCTTTCAAGAATTGTCTGCACACCAGTTACATTCAGCATATTGAAGTTATTAGAATCAAGTTCATATTCCATCAAAGCTGCCCATGCTTCCTGCTCATCCCTGAGAAGCTCTTCACCAAGGGAGCTGTCCCCTAAGTAGCGTGTCTGAAAAGTTGTAGCTGCCTTCGCTGTGATATAGCTTCTCATTGGATCTGGCATGTCTTCAAAATCCACAAGGAAAATAATTGTGCAATCAATACTATTGTTAAAAATATCTGTCTGTTCTTCCCAATCAAAAAGATAATCCCCTTTTTTCGTGTACTTCTTATTGTCTGTGCCAACAACGTACAGGAGATTAGACAACCATCTAATTTTATGCGTTGTAGCGTCTGGGTTCAGTGTATAATACTCAATCTTATTGAACGTCCATCCTTTACTCTGCACACGTCTATTTACGTTCCTAAGGATACGCAAGCAGTTAATGACATCTACATTCGTCGGATTCTCAATCGTGTTTACAGGAGATTCACCAATACTTGCAAGAATTTCATTGACTGCTTCAAGTTCTGTCAACGGAGTTAAAGTCATTGCTATTTATCCTTTCTAAACAAATCAAAATAAGGTATGGTGTCTCTTTAAGGACTTGAACCTTAAACCTTCTGGGCATGAACCAGATGCTCTAACCATTGAGCTAAAGAGACATGGTGGGAAGATATGCAGTTGCGTTGAGAGGAGGGTATCATGGCGTTCATGATTTTATATGCATATCTTCCCTATAAGAAAGGAGGAATCGAGAGGTGTGAGAATTGCACTCACAACAATAGGAAACCCGTAGATCAGTCCTGCCCCATGGTAAGACCTATACCAAGTTTCCTTCCATATGTGCCTAGCCCTCTCATAAAGTGCCTGCCGTAGCAAGCACTAAATAGCCTAGTCCTCAGACATCGGCTGTTCGCTTCTTAAGTATTAGAGATAACACCCATGTAAGCTGCTTCTGGACGAAGACCACCATGTCCCATAGCATAAGACGCTACAAGCATGTCTGCCTGATATTCAGCACGACGCGCACGTTCGATAGCAAGGTCTTTCAGTTTGACAGTGCCTACTGCGGTACGATGTGCTGCAATAAAGACAGTGTTGTCTACATACTCAGTAGGGAACACATGACCAGCACCCTGAATTACACCATCATTGACTGCTGCACCACCACGAGTAAGGTGCGGTGTTTCAATGATGTCAAAACCTGCTACACGAAGAACATTGCCTTCTGTGATGGTAGCTACTGCGCCATAGTCATGATTGATTGCAACCAGAGAAGCTACAAGAGCGTTCACGCCAGTCGGTGTCATGAATACATAACGGTCATTCGCAGGAACATAGTTTTCAGACATTTTGGTCTTAACATTGAGAAGCATTTCCACAAGTTTAAGCCCCATTTTCTGAGTAACACCAATGTCTTCTCCTGCAAGAGTGCCTTTGAGGATTTCACCTTTACCAAGACCAGTAATGTTCTCTTTGTTCGCAACAACCATCTTTGCAATTTCTGCAAGTACGGCACCGTCTGCTGCGTATGCAAGAGCTTCACCCATCTGGCGGGAATATTCACCACGAACATCAAAGTGAGACAGTGCTTCATCCAGATCAGAGATAAGCTGAGAAGTAGTCAGAAGACCATCAATCTGAATGATTTTCTCTTCACCCGGAATGTTTTCACGCAGGTCATCCAGAGACTTACCAGATTTCAGATAAGCCGCAGTAGCACGACCAAACACTGGGAACTGCGCAGATTTGCCACTCGCAATAGATCGAACAATATGTCGTCCATTAGTTACAGAAGCACGCTCAAATGCCGTGATGGTTTCTCCTGCAAATACTTTCAGATAGCGGGCAAGAGCATCAGAACCACTCTGATTAAGCCCTGGCTGTGCGATTGTTACATTTGCCAAAATAAACTCTCCTTTACATTGAAAAATAGAAATGAATGAATATATGAAACAACAAAAAGACACACACCTGCTTAGATGTGTGTTTGAATATATTTTTGCGATTTACATTTTGTATTTTTTACCAGCGTTTCTATAAAAATAATAAGCTAGTGTGTCTTTTCATTGTTGTCATAACAAAATTAACCAATAAAAGAGCTGTTCATGGTTTTGTCCTGTACTTCTTTAGTGTACGAAGGGTCACGAAGATACCGTGGATCAGACATCGCCTTCACCATTTCTCCTCTGTTAGCAAACCCCATGTTGCCAGCATTGTTGCCAGTGTTACTAGACCGACCAAGAATAGAACGACCAGTGTAGCCGTTAGCATCGTGCATACGAGCCTTAAAGCCATCAAGAGCCAGTCTAATACCAGCCATATCCCCTTTTTCAATAAGAGAATTAAAGCGTTCTGCACTTCCGTCATTCTGCTTGCTAATGAAGCCAGCAATCTTTTCATACTCTTCCTGTCCCCCTGCATGCTGATAGACATCCGCTACAAACTGCTTCGCTGTTGCTTCAAGACCAGTAATGTATGCATCAATAACAGACTTCGGATAACCTGCCTTTTCAAGCTGGTCATAAGACTTTTCAGACAATCCACCATCTGCATAGTACTCATCAGCCAGAGCGTCAAAGTCAATTCCCTTTTTGTCTAACTCTGCCTGAAGTGTCTGGTCTGCTTCAACCGCTTTAGACACACGAGTTTCAATAGGCTCTTCTTCACCCTCAGACTTTTCTTCATTGTCTTTGGTTTCTGTCTGGTCTTCTGTTTTCGGTACAGCTTCTTTCGTCTTTGCAGTTTCCTGTGCTTCTTCTGTAGGGTTTTTCGTCTCAATCTTTTCTGTGTTTGTCGATCTAATTTCAACGTCTCTTCCCTGTAAAGCATCTTCTGCACCACCTGTCACTGCCCCTTCTGGATATAAAGATTCAGTATTTTCTTCCAATTTACTACATACCACCCATCTGGTTATTCATGCCATCCATTGCTCCTTTTGCTAATTGAGGAGCTGCTTTCTCTGCCATATTAGACATCATAGACTGCTGCTGTTCTTGCTGTAGCTGTTCATCAGTCTTTATAAGTTCTTCTGTATCAACACCTAATGCTGTTGCTTCCATAATCATAATTTTCTGCCAATTCAGATATGTCTGTGCAGCAGGATTCATCTGCTGTAATTCCAAGAACTGAGACAGTTTATTAAGATCATGACCACGACCAATAGCTTCTACACCTGTGATGACTTCCATGTCCACTAAGTCTGGTGGAAGGTCTGGAATCTGCCCACCTGAAGAGAGCTGTGCTACCAGTCGGCGTGCTAATGGTAACTGAAGTTCCTGAGACAGCAAAGAGTAAATTCCACCCAGTGTGCCTTCCAGTTCCCCAGCTACATATCTAATCTCTTCTGCGGTTACACGTTCTCCGTTTCTCTGTACTGCACTATTCAGCAAAAATGCAAAAGACAACCTAGATTCAATATTCGCTGCGGTCTGCTGTGCTACATTCAGATCATGATATTTATTCAACTGTAACACCGTAATGTCTTCAGATCTGCCAGGAATAAAAGCTCCTGTTTCTGCTTTAGACAATCTATTCACTCTTGTAATACCATTCGGATTCACAAGGAAATAAACAGACGCACAAATAGAACTAAGTTCTACAATAGCTTTACTGAGATTTTCAAGAGAACGAATATCACCCAGATATTCCTCTACAAAAGAACGTCCGTAAGATTCACCATCCATCTTTACCATGCGAAGCGGAATCCATGGCGCACTATCAGCAGGAAATGCCTGTGCTGTCCCATCAATCACTTCACCATTGACTTCCTGATAAGAGATATACTGTCCATTCTGTAACTGAATATCTGTATAAATCTCTACCTCATCAGACGGCTTATGCTCTTCCGTGTTGTCTCCTGTCTTAGAAATCATGTTCTGTACATCTTCTGGAAGAGACGCCCATGCTACTTTGTCTAAGGTAATCAATCTGTACCATGTCCCCAGTGCATCACGTACAACGACATAATCATTGAGACGATACATTTTGATACCGCCTTCCTGAGGTGGTAAATAAAGACATGCATTCCCTGCGACAATCAGCATTTTCAGAGCTTCTGTAATGGTCACTCTGATCTGGTGTGTCTCTACATATTTCATGCAAATATTTTCAATTCGCATGAGCTGCTGCTGAACTTCCGTCACCATATTATCCCCAGACTGTTCCAGTTCCTGCTTCGTGTCCTGTGAAGGATTCAAAGTAAAGAAAGGACTATTCGGGGGCATAAGAGCTAAGGCAAGTTTAGATGTCAGATTATTGACTGCTCTAGCACCAAAGCTCTGATATGGGGTACTGAAAGTAGTAGAAGCATTAGAACCATTCTGAGGAAACAGAGAAGGAATTGTGTATTTAGCGCAATCTTCCGCACGAGTGATATACATGTTTCTATCATTAGACAGCCGTTCATATGCACTCTTCGCTGTTTCTTCACGGTTCTTGATAATATCATTCATGCTGTTCTGCTGTGCCATGTTTGTCTCCTATCATTAGAGATTAAGACCAGTACCTGTCGTACCACCAGAACCAGCTGAACCACCACTATCAATCATTAACGCTCGCTTGCCTTTATTTGTTCGCTTTCGCTTCTTAGACACCAGATCAGCTTCTGACTGCACCTGTGTAGGTTCTGGTGCAGCTACAGCAGGGGCAGCAATCTGCGGAGCAGCAACTTCCTGCGTAGTAGAGGAGCTACCGCCAAGAAGCCCACCTACGAGCTTAATAGCAGGCTTTGCTACTTCCCCTACTAATTTACTTACTGCATGCCCTACTGCCTTAAATGGTTTTGTAATTGCGTGTGTAACTTTATGCCACCATCCCATATTTCTCATTCTCCTTTAATTTACAAATTGTAATTTACACCTGTATCATTAGTTGCCTTATTCAGTGTGTCTTTCTTAACCGTAAGAGCTGCCACACCTTTCTTTTTGCTTGCTACTTCCCAATTCTTTGTTCCACCATAGACAGCATTTTCTGGATTCTGTGCCGTGTTGTTTGTCTGCTGTAGCTGTGCTGGTGTCATGCTAGGAATAGTAATCTTAGGCATCTTATTCCATAAACACATATCATTTACCTGCATTCATTCTCTGGCATGCTAAAAGAGAATCAATCACATCCTGTACACCCTTGATGTACCCAAGACGCATTGATTCACTTCCAACATCTTTAGCCAGTAAATAGGAAATATCAAAATTCTTACGAAGATACTCCATAACTTCTGCTGAAATATATGGACGTTTCATCTCTGCACGTAAAGAATCAGAATCATCCTGTACTTTAATCAAGGACTACACCTCTCTTTCTTGCATGGTATTTGAATAAGATTAGGAAACCATGGGATAATCTCTCCTGTCTTACTATCGTAGTTTTCATCTCTAAGAATCCGTGCTACCTGTGCCTGTGTCAATGCATAGGATTCAGACAGCCCCTTTTTCTTAAATGCTTCAACTACCGTTTCCCAAGACACACCCTTATCTGCAAAGAGTTTCTGGGCAGTCTTTGCACCAATGCCAGGGCATCCAGTGTAATTGTCAGCAGTGTCTCCCATGAGTGTCTGCATCAGATGAAAGTAATCAGCTTCTCCTTCTGATATGACATACAACTCACGTTTCATGAAATTATAAAAGACACTCGGGATACACTTGAAATCTTTATCCGCAGATATGATTACAGTGTGTCCCTTATGTCTTGTCGCTAAGATACCACAAAGATCATCGGCTTCTAGCTTTGGTCTTGTGATACTTTCATAATTTCTTTTGCACCAATTCACAATGGCATGATAACAAACAGGCTTTCTCTTCCCTACTCTATTCTGTTTGTAGAGAGGGTAGATCTTCTTTCTGAAATTATCCTCGCCACTGAAACAGAGAACGATTTTGTATTCACCTTCATAATTGAGTTTGTCTAATACAGCAGCCGTAATTTCTGCAATACGAGCATCCACTTCCCCTTTAGCATCAGCAGCATCCGCCCATAATGTCCAGACATCCCCATACCAGTTGACTTCATGCTCTACTACGGTACACGCCTGAAAGCAAATCATGTCTCCATCAAACACGAGCATCAGTGGGGATTTCACAAGACACTGCTTTTGCATCTTTGTCCTCCAAACTTTCAGAAATTCCATACTGCTTTTTCACTTCATCTACTTCCAGTTCCGCTTCTCTAACGTGTCTATAGGCAAATACAAGCGCACATACAGCGTCATTAAAGTCCTTTACTTCCTGCATAGTTGTAAGCTGTCCATAGCAGTCAGAAACATAAAATTCAATAGAATCAAGTGCTTCTTTTGAAAGAGATGTCAGAGATGTCTTTTCCTGTTCCATTTATTTCTTCTCCTCTTTTGGAAGGTAACGCTCCACTACTTCAATATTGGCTTTTGCTGCATGAATAATAGAAGCATTAGCGTTAAACACTTCATTCAGAATTGTACGAAGTCTAGCAACAATAAAGTTATTTTCATCTGTCGTGTCACACTGTCTTGCGAGATCTTTCACTAACGCAGTATATTTCAGAAGGCGAACACTCATGTCTTCTGCTTTACGATGCGATTCATCTTCTTCATCCAACTTGTCATTATAGAAAGCAATAATGTCTTTCTGACGCTTATCCATATATGTGACAAGCTCCTTCTCTCCCTTAATAGCTGCTTCCCCTGCTTTATGAAATTCATCATAGTCAACAGGAATATTGTACGTTTTATCAATATTCAGTTTAGAAGCTGGGTGTCTTGCATACCAAGTAAGAGTGTCTCTAGCCATTTCCAGAGGAGACAATGTGCCCATATCTACTTCCTCATCCATATCTGAAGACACAACTCTTGCTCTTTCAAGAAATGGATCAATAGCTGCAATCCGTGCAAAATCCAGAGTGCCATCTTCTTTTCTGACACTGACTGCCTGATCCAGACAAAACAGAACTCCATCTTCCATCATGTGACATACACATTCTTTAGACATAATTTGTACTTCCTTTCTTATAAACAAAGAGAAATAAAAGTGTTCTCTTCTCCATAGCGTACCGCAATTAAAAAATCAGTGGCAATCGTACCAATTTTTGCCAATAATACCTTCTGTATCTAACTGAACTCTAAAGTGGTAGTGTGCCTGTGTGTCTCTCATTGCTGCCTGTGCTTCTTCAACAACAATCTTTGCAACATCAAAATCTCTACATGCTATCTGCTGTTCATCATGAACCCATGCCATTAAGGCAAAGTCCCCGTCCCAGCCATGCTTCAATCCTCTAGCAAGCAGTCTCTCTTCTGTCCGCACAATCCAATACTTACAGACAAGGGCACCTGCACTCTGTAACAAAAGATTCAAAGCAGAATGAATAGAACGTACATGCAACTTTCTTCCATCCAAACCTTTGAGCCAGTGTCTTTTCCACTTCAAAATGCCCCCACGGAAATCTGTTTCCACAAGGGCATCTTTTACAGCCTTACGTAAAGAACGAATAGCAGGTACTTTTTTCAAGAATCTAGCCTTAACTGCTTTCCCTGCTTTTTCATCTCCACCAATGAGACCACCCATCTTTTTGTCACCTGCGCCATATAGAAATGCGTAGATAAACCGTTTCGCTTCATCGCGAGTAGCAAGACCTGCTGCTTTCTGATTCAGTGTATGAATATCACCATTTACAACAATATCTGCATATTCTCCCCCATCATAAGGTGCAAGAAAATGTGCAAGACAACGAAGTTCAAGACCACAAGCATCTATCCCTGCCTGATACCACCCTTCTGGAACGCCAAACAAACTTCTACATTCTTTCCCATAAGGACTAGCATTGTGAGGAACTTGTGTGACATTAGGATTTGCGTGTGTCGCTCTTCCACTAACTGCACCACAAGGGTTCACTCTACCATGCATACAGCCATCCTTCTTCACCAGTTTAAGCCATGCCTGTGCCCCATCTGAAAGCTGTCCAAGTCTCTTCACAATCATCAAGTATTCTTCAATAATCGGAGACAAGATTCTTACTTCCTCTGGAGCATCTGGATCCGTAGACATAAAATGGAATGTGTCTTCATCCACCTTCAATCTGTCTTCCTCATACAGGTCTGGATTGTCTGGAGAATAATGATAGTGTTCAGTCACTAACCATTCAATCTGCTGTCTGCTCTTAGGATTAAAATCTTTATAGCGTTGTATTGGAACGCCAGCCTTATATCCTAATCTTTTGTTGTCCCTCTTAGGAATGAAAACTTTGTCTGGAATACGAGGTGCCAGTTTCATCAACTCTGTTGCTAAGACACATTGCCTTTTCCGTAATACCTTTTCTAGCTCTTCTGCTGCTTCGGTATTAAACGGAAAACCATTCTGTTCCTGCTTAAACATTAGCCATTGTGCTGCATGTTCAAGCTGAATAGCCTTTTCAGAATAGGGATGTCTTGTCAAGAAACCATAGAGCTTCTGGGTTACAACTACGTCCTGTCTGTTATACATAAGCATGTCTTCGCTGTAAGTAGCCCATGCATCTTCTGTCTCTTCCGCATACTTTCCTTTCAGTTCTCCCAGACGATACCCCCATGCTTTAAGGGACTGTGCGCCAATAAGTTTACCTGGCAATCTCCCTTTTTTGAACAAATCATAATCATAGTCTTTAATGTTTCCATAGATCAGACGTGCCATAACAAGGGTGTCTCTCACATATTGTCTCTGCTCCCTAGACACATGAAAGATTGCTGGGTAGAGCTTTTCAAGACAAGGAATATCAAAATCAATGATGTTATGTCCGCAGATTGTCTCACCCTTATCAAGAGCATCCTGCAACATACGAACACCTACTTCAATGTTAGAAGGAGAGAAGCTATGCATTGTTTCTCCATCAAAGATCGCCATGCAATGAACCTTTGTAGATTCTTCAAGCAAGCTGTTACTTTCAATATCAAAAGTCAACATTTTCTTCTTCTCCTTCCTCATCAATATAGTCACTGAGCTTTTCTACTGCCTGCAAAGTATCATGCTCTTTGTCATAGAACAAATAACCACCAATGCCTGTCTCTCCTGTCCATCGGCATTTCAAGACACGCACTCTTACTAAGTTCTTTTTCTTTCCTTCTGCCTGCTGATTTCTTTCAAGACCAAGCACTGTGTCTGCTAACTGCCCGATAGCACCTGAGCCACGAAGCTGGGAAAGAGAGACACACCCACCTTCTTCAAATGCGATACTGCCTACTGCATTGTTACGTCTGAGATGGGATATGATAATAAGACCAACGCCTGTCTCTTCAGCTAAAGAACGAAGCTGCGTCATAAGTATGTCAATCATCTTACGTTCGTTGTCCCCTTCAAGCCCAGAAATAGCGATAGAAATATGGTCAAGAATAATGAAATCACACTCTTCACTCACTGCCATATATCTGATCTTATCCATCAGATTGTCTCCATCCAATGAACCAAAATGCTCATACAATACATAACGTCCAGTACCTAAAGTTTCGTCAAATGCTTTTCTATACTCTTCCTCAGAAACAGCGTGCCTATTAAGATACAGGCGTTTCCCTACATGAAGAGACATTAACCCTGTAGCAGTGCGTTTCGGGTTTTCTTCCAACATCAGCATGCCAATCTTCAGCTTCTTTACTACACCAAAGTCATAGGCAATCTGTCTTACGAAAGTTGTCTTACCTACCCCTGTACCAGCGGTCAAGACACAAAGCTCTCCCTTGCGAAGCCCCATAATCATCTTATTCAATGCCAGGTTCTCCCAAGGCAGATTGTATCCATCATTCTTTACATCTTCTGAAACAGCATCCCATAGATCTTTGCCATTCACAATGCCATCTGGGGTATATTCTTTTGCGTTCCAGATTGCATCAATGACAACTTCGGGATGACCATTTTGCAAACATTCATTCGGGTCTTTGTAGGGAAGGGTGCCAATATACAGCTTTCCCGGTTTTAGCAGTCCCTCAATGTCTTTGATCCCTTTTCGTCCTGCTTCATCCATGTCGAAAAAGACAATCACTTTATCAAAGGAATTAAGCCATTCAGACTGCGCCTTGAATACTTTCTTTGCACTGCCCGCACCAGCAGGTATGGAGACACAAGGGTATTTGTTATCATTGATCTGTGAAACAGTCAAACAATCAATTTCACCCTCTGTCACAACCAGCATCTTCCTGTGTCCATTCGCCCAGAGGTTCTGTCCAAAGAAACGATTAGAGAACTTTGAACCTTTTGTCTCAAACCTTTTGTCTTTGTATCGAATCTTCTGTCCGATCAGTTCACCATGGTCATCATAGTAACATGCAACTTGTGCTGGCTCATCATGAATAGTTGTTTTGAAATACCCATATTTTTCACATGTGTCTTTTCTGATCCCTCTGGCTCTAAGAGTGTCTACCACCATATCAGTCAAAGGAATACAGCCTTTGCATCTGTGTCTACTTTCTGCCTTGTCTTTCATTTCTTCTGCATCTCCTTCATAGTGATATGTATCGCAGGAAAAGCAGTAAGTGTGCCCATCGGAATAAAGACACAATGCATCATGCGAACCACAATCAGCGCAGGGTAAATGCGCTTGTACTAGCGTACTCTGCATAATTCACTGGAATATATTCTCCTTTAACCCTTGCAACATCAGCATCACAGAAATCAGTTTTGAAGCATCCAAGCAAATCATTCACGGCTTTTTTCTGTACATCCGTTTCTTCTCCACCAGTAGGAACATCCACAAACACAATGATAGACGTTTCTTGAGGATCCACATACAGACCACCAACTGCCATCTGTTCTCTGCCCTGTTCAATATTCCCATCACGATGAATCACGTAGTGGTAGTCTACATCAAAATCACCTCTACGGCGTGCATCACTGTATAATTCGTCTCCCCATTTGTTTTGAAGATCAATATCAGCGACAATGATTAGATCCGTCATGCTCCTATTTCTAAATTTAATCTTTTTCACGTTTTTTCACCTCTTACATAAATATCTTTTTCACTCATCCCTTTCTTCGGCTCATACAACCAGTCTAAAGGTATGTACTTATCTGCATAGACAAAGCCGTGTTTCTCACACCAGTCTCCATAAGAGGTATTGCTCCCTTTACGAATCTTTGTCCGTGAATTGGAAAAAACAAACCTAATATCAAGATCTGGATGCTGTTTCTGAATCAGTAGATGCTTCTGTCTATCTGCTACAGAAAACAGCCCCTTTGTCTCTACAATAATTCCATTCCCTAAGACAAAATCAGGGGTGTAATGATGCTGAACAGGTGCAGAAGTGTAGTCAATCCTATGCTTTTCATAAGAATACTCAGCTCCTGCATTGTTCAACTCATCAATCACTCGCTCTTCCAGTCCAGATCTGTAGGATTCATTAACTTTTCTGCTCCACCCTCCATGTCTGCTGAAATAGGGCAATTAGAAATCTCCCTCTTCATCAAATGGAACATCATCCTCTTCTACTGCTTTAGAATTAGACGTAGTAGTGTCTTTGTCATATTCACCATCAACTGTAGAATCATATCCTTCTTCATTCGTATTAAAGCCCAAAGACGCTGCATCCGTTCCACCATACGGAATATATTTAAGAACCTGTACTCCACGAAGATAGCATGCAAGTCCATTATTATTGTTACTCATCCAATACGGAGATAACGAAAAGGCAACACGGATGATAGAGCCATTTCCCAGATTGGATGCTTTGATAGGATGCCCCTTTGCATCGACAACTGGAATGGTTCTAGTCATTTCTTCCCCTGCTTTTGTCTTGTAAGTCTTCTTCGCCTTGAACTTAAACGTGATAGTCCCATCAGTCAGTTCATGGATACCAAGAGACGGTTCAGAACTCCATTTCTTTCCTGGCTTCAGTTCATAAGATTCTTTAGCTTTTTCAAATTCCTGTTCCAAATATGCTTTGAACTCTTTCGTTGTCTTTGCATCAAATGTAATCTGGATAGAATAACCAAGCTCCTGTCCTTCATAGGTTTCTACTTTACGCAGAAAAGCATAACGTGCTTCGCCTTTCGGTGTAACACCATTCACAAACTGTCTTTTTACGTTAGCCATAATTTTCTCCTTAATCAAATTTATTTACAACAGCATTATCAGAAATTTTAATGAGTACTCCCATAGCGACTGCTTCACCTGCATAAATTCTACGAAGCTCTGGGGAAGTATTTGTACAGAAGACACCCAGCTGTGCTGCCCCTACCACGGATGTAGTAGAGACAATCAGCAACTTCTTCTCCATCAGTCTTGCCCCATTCAGCATAAGAGCGTACCCAGCAGGAACTCTCACTCTGCCAAAATGAACGTAAGCATTTGCATCAATCGTCATTGTCTGTGTTGCTTTGAAGATGAATGCACCATTCACAAGTTCTACAACGACTTCTTTCCCCACTTCAAGGTGCGGAATACGTGGTACTCTAGGTTTCTTTGTTACGACTTTCTTTTCTTTTGTCTCTGTCATAATCAACAGCTCCTTTCTCTTCATCATGTCATAAAAAAAAAATGATGCTTCACTCTACATGACACACGGGGATTAGAAGCCCTAAAACAGAAGAGGTATGCATCCCTTTCCTGCTTCATCAAACGCTTGCTACACGTTATGATGGTATGAATTCGAGTAAGGCTAGCAGGCACTCTGCAATCGCAGAAACTGCCTGTAATGTGTTGGCTGATGATTCTAATCCCCGTGTGTCATGTAGAGTTAGCTTTAGTAAGGAGCATTGCCTTTGATAATCAGACGCTCCTTTCTCCATAGCTTGCCCCAATTAAAAATGACTTTGCATTAGGGCACTGTGACAAGATTTCTTTACAAAATGCTCTCCACTCTGGTAACTTGTGATTGTGTCTCTGTTTAAGGATCGTTTTAAGCTGTCTATAGTTAGTAGTAACCCGTGCAGTCAATTCAAGCCCTACAGGGCAGGAATAAACCAACTGCAAAAATGAAGATTCACTCTGTTCCTCGCTAAACTGCTTCTGCAATTCTTCCAGTCTCTTGATAATCTGCGGATCAGTGTAAGGGGTGAACGCCGTATCAAGCTGCATCTTAGACAACCTGTGCATAGTGGACTGACTAGACACAATCTGGGCAAAGTGATAGCGTTCAAACTCTGTCCACATCTTAATCGTGCAAGTCAAATCAAAAGACACGATAATTCCACTAAGAAAATTATCGTGTCCTTCACTGCTTTCTCTGCATGCTAATGAAACAGCTCGCTTCCAATCAAGATCGTCAATGTAACGGTGCTGAGCATCAAAGTCAAGGTATGCTTTCATCGGATAGCCAGAAGCACGAATGGCATTGTTCATATCGTAAACCTGAAGATTTGTAATTCTCATAGTTCTTCCTCCTTTATTCAAGTTCAATGATGAGTTTAGGAAACAGGTCAATCGGATAGGCAGAATGTGACAGATACTCTGTATTGTAAGATTCAACACAGACACCAGCATATACATGTGCTACATCCATGTTCAGAATCTGATCTCTAACAAGTTTGTATTTGTATGCCATCCTATCAATAGCTTCATCCATAAGACCGTAAGATATATAAATAGTCCTAGACAATGAGAGAAGACCAACTTCACAGTTGTCTGGAATGTACTTTAAGAAGTCTTTGAGCTTCATTCACCGTCACCTCTTTCTTCTAATGCTTTCATCTGATTAGCATACCATGCGATCTTTCCGGCGGTTTCTGCCTTGTCTCCTTTACGCCCATATCTGTAGCTGTATTTGATAATGTTGCCCCATAAGAATCCTTCAAACTGCTCTTTGGTCATAAGATGTGTCATAATATCAATCGCTTCTGGAATACCCTCTACCTGATAATGAGCTGGGTTAATAGCAGAATCTTCGATCTTCTCAAGTGCATCTGTCCGCATTTCAACTTCACCTTCAATATCTGAATTGACAATACAAGTCTCCTCGTTAGTACAGAAACGTACAATAGTACCTCTTTCATTAGCATTAAGCCAGACACGATCACCTACCTTGAATTTGCTATCAGCTGCTTCTTCTGTCTCTTCTTCTGGCAGAGTGTGTCCAACTACAGTAATTGTATAGATAGGGCTGTTACTGCCTTTAAAAAGCCCCCCATTTTCAGTAAATGTGCTAACATTTCCAATATTCTCATCCCACCTGTTATTCCATGTTACTTCGATAGGATATACGCAATTATCATCATGGATTTTTGTCACAATGCCATAACCACGATACGGTGCATATACCTTATCACCTACTTCGAATTTAGATACAGTCATCTTCTATTAACTCCTTTCATCTATTTGCTTCAAAGAATGCTTTTGCAAATCCAGGTGGTGTCATTGCCCTAAATTCTGCATCTGTTTTTGGCTTATGGAATTGTAGTTGCGGAATCTTGTTCCATGCACTTTTGTGTAAATATGCAAAATTAGGCTTACTCCTGTTCCGTCTAGTGTATAAGTCAATCTTTGGAACATCATCCCAGTTTTCAAATTTCCTTTTAGGAATATTGAAATTCCCCCAAATATCCGTTGCTTTCGTCCACGGATCACCATAAAACCACGGTTGAAAATTCAACTTTGGCATACCAAGATACTTCCTCAAATGCCCTCGTGGATTTTCCAACGCCCAAAAATGCGGATTGCACTGATTGATGATTTGCAAACAAGCGTTTACAATTTCCATCCCTGCTGCTTCATTGCGTTTTCGTGGTTCAGCTTTACAATTTAGAAGTGAAAATTCTGTACATGGTGGTGCTGCAAGGATCCCGTAAACATTGTCAGGTGGTATATAGGTTCTTACATCGTAGTCTGGCAAAGTGATAATACGCACATCATACCCTGCTTCTTGATACGGTTTAGACCATGATCCAGTTCCTCCGCACAAGTCCAAAATAATACGTCTGTCTGTCATATCTTGCTTTCTCTTACCTTCTTTTTGTAAAATCTTCAATTTTTGAATTTCTCCTTTTGCCAATCCACTAATTTGTAATTGATCTTCGTCACAATAGCAGTACAGTCAGAGCAACAGAGCTGATGTACATTTCCGTATGTAGACACACTCGGTTTATATGTCTTACTGCAATACCTGCAATGTCGTATCCCATGCTTCTGTTCTTTTTCCCAGTATTTGTTTGAACAATCAACACAACAAAAATGAGAAGTTGATTCAAATCCTTTGTACGGATGAAACAACTTCCCACATTCCCAACACTTCCATAAGCATGTTTTGTTTCTGACTTGATTCGTGTATTTCTTCCACTCAAGTTCATTTGAAATTACAACTCTCAATAGACACCCCCATCCTTTTGTTGATAGACACAACCTTGATTTGGGAAGACAAACAGAAATGGTGTCTTCTCCATAGCATGTCACAATTAAAATCAGGAACCCTATAAGGATGATTTTTAATAATAATCATTAAAAACAATAAAAAAAAAAAATCCCATATAAGTAATATCTATAGAATATTCTATAGGTATTATTTATATGGGAACTATTAACAATTATCAATTTAAGTTTCATCACTAGGAATCTAAGAGAATACTTAAAGTATTTCTCCTATTCTCCATAGCATACCACAATTACATTTTGTTCAATTTGTCTTTGTTCTTAATACAAAAAGCATGAATCAGATCTCTTAATACTTGTGAAGGTTTGACACCACATCGCATACACGTTCCATACAATCTATCTTTCTCTCTTTCTGTAATGCGAATTTTTATTTCCGCATTTTTATATGAATCATCTTCCATCATGTTCTCCTTTCATAATAAATTTCTTTTCCCTTCATTGCCCTCACAAAATTCTTCAATCAACTTTCTGATTACTTTTGATGGTGTCATTCCCATGTTTTGGCAAATCTGATAAAATTCTTGCTTGTCTTTATTATTTATCCTCACACGTACTGAACACTCTTTAATATCTTTGTCTTCAATTTTCTGCATATTTTCCTCCTTTGACAACATGAACACGCCTATATTGTAGCATAGGCGTGTTGTCGTGTCAATATGTTCCTACATTAGTGAAATACATAAAGACTATCAAGTACCTGTCTAATGTCTAGTTTTCCTTCGGATGGTGGGCATGGCAGTGGTTTATCCTGTGTTCCTACTGCTGTTTTCATGTCTTCATAGAAATTTTGAAGTACATCATTCTCTTCATACATCTTCACGAATGCTTCTCTGACAGTGTGAAAGAGGGTGTCTGCCTGTGCAGGGGACGTAGCATAGGAATCATGGATCATGCTGAAATGATGAATCCCCTTGTCAATACACATGTTGATAGACAACTGCAAGTGTGCTGCATCCATGGAGTGAATAAAGTTTGGCGCAATCCCTTGTGTCTGTTTCTTTTTTGCAACATTCCCTGTTTCTTCTGGCACATAGAAGTTTTTAGTGAGATTTAAGAATCTCATTTTCACCTTCTTGACGTGTGTCTCCATATAGTTCTGCTGAATAGGAAGTCCCATTGGTGTATTCCATGTAACAACATCCCCTGTCTTGCATACAATAGCGGAAATGTCTTGTAACCACTTCATACCAATGAATGCCTTGACAACAGTCTGAGAAGCTGCTTGCCAAATTAGTTTAGCCATGTAAAGTGCTAAAGAGTTCTTCCCTGCCGTAAACATGATTCCCTTGTCAGTTCCGTACACATCGTTTAGAGTATCTTCTAAAATCTGCTCTTTGAATCCAAACTGTTTGGCACCATATGCAAGGGTCATCACGCATCTTTTCGTGACTTTTCGATTTACGCCATAGGCAAGCCACTGCTGTGCAAGAGTTCTTGTCCCCCATTTCATCGTTTTCTCACCAAATTTGTTGGTCATCAATGCATCAGAAGTACCATTTTTAGCGTTTTCTCGCAACATGACGTTCACTTTTTCTGCTACTTCGCCGTATATATCCCTAGGTTTATCACCAGGAATCAGATTTACGGATCGTCCACCAATTTCATCCCTAAGAGCTGCTGAAAAATGTTGTAATCCAGAGCAAGTCCCATCAAATGCTACAGGGATGCCGCATGCCCACCCGATTACAGAACCGTTGTGCTTGTCTTTGTAATCAAGCATGTCTCTGAACTCAAAGCACCATCCTAAGAACTCTATCGGGCAATCTGAATTAGCCCAAAATCCCTTGTCTTTCCCCAACGGGTCATCTGCTACTGACAAGATAGCTGCTTCATTGTCTTTCGTCCACTGAATCTGATCGTCAAAAGACACCTTGTCATTGCCGTAAAACTCACAACCTGCTACACGCATCCAGTATTCAGCTTTTTCATCAGTAGCGGCAGGGGTGTCTGCTAGCAAAATCAGTCCCTTTGTCAAATCATCCCCCTGAAAAGAGAATGCAGGAATGGGATAGACACGCCCTCTAAAGTCCATGTTGCATGGGAAGTATATTCTCTTGTAGGGAGCGTATTCTTTAGCGATTGCAAGCATAGACAAACATCTAAGTGCCCTTCCCTTTCGTGCATTTTCACGATGAATCAGGTCAACTGCGAGCTTCTTATGTTCTTTCAATTCTTCTTCTGTATAATCTCCTTCTAATCTAGGAAGCTTATCATAAGGTTGAAATTTGGGAATACCTGCAAGATCCCCACCATTCTTGACGATTTCTTCTACTACTTTCAGCACTTTAGTATTGATTTTCCATGGTGTAGACTGCACGGCATTTACTGCACGTAAGACACTAGTTAAATCTGTCTGTTTCAGCTTTTCCAAATACTGCGTAAAGAAGATAGTTTTATTCTTATGCAGTCGCATCAAAGGATATGCTGTCCTTAATTCTCCATAGTAACCACCATCCGTGTAGCTTGTCCATTCTTTAGGTGGAATAATCGTAGGAATTGCCCTACAAGTATTCTGCAATAATGCTACTTCATTGATATTCCATAAATCAATAAAAAGCTGACTAGGGTTAAGTTTATCCATGCTTGTTCTTCCAGTGCCATGATTGATATGCACAATTTCAAATAAGTTGGTGGAAGACACAAGGCATTCAATCAGCTTGCCCCCTAATTTTATTTTGGCGGCGGTATTCCATTCAATCCAGTTAAATCCTGCTTCTGTCATTGCTTTATGCTGAATATAATACTTCTTGAAATGTTCACCTACGCGCTTCTTTAAGCCAGTATTTAATTCTTTCAGATTTTCAGGATTAGAATTTTCAAAGGCTACAAGATTAGCATCATCTTCAATACTTTCTCCAATACGTTTAGCAATGGTGCTAAGTTCATTCTTTCGGATGAAAACATAGTCCATTGTGCATGCCATTGTACTCAGAGCTAGGACGGCATAAAGGTGTGTCTTATCATCATAGATCTGTGCTAACTGTTCCAACATGTTATGATAAGCTGCTTGTACGCCACATTTTGGCTGCAATTCATATGTTACAAATTCACGAATGCTTTTAATAAACTTATCATATGCATAGTCCATCATGCCTTTTCCGACTTGTGTCTCTGTAGCCCTTCCATTGCTACAACTGTTCTGTAAGACACGTTGTGCTGCTTCTTCTGCACGTGTCTTTGCACGCCGTTCAAGTTCAAGTTCATCCTTGAGAGTGATGTTTTCATAGTCCATGATATTTTTCCTTTCTCTGAAAAAAAAACATAAGAAAAAAGAGAGAACGAAAATGTTCTCTCTTCTTCTCTACGTGCCACAATTAACCTACTATATGAAAGAGGATACGATTATGACATTTATAGTATTCACCAATATGCCTCTGTATCTTATTTTCTTCATATACATATACAAAGACGTTTTCCACATCTACTAAGTCTTTACCTAATTGTGCTGTATCAACGTGTGCAAGAAGCGTAGCAGGTGTTTCTGCAAAATAAGGACTTGCCAATATCCATTGTGCAAGTTCTTGTGTTGACTGAATATAGTCCCCATCCTCTTTCTTTATCCACCCAATTTTATGCCGTTTAGCCATATATAGGGCATCTTCAATCCCACATTCTGTAATATCATCGTATACAAAGGAAGCTTCTACTTCTTCTGCTGTAAGGCATGCTATCACATGCACAAACTTATTAAGTTTGCTATCGCTCCAATCATCAATAGATACAGAATACAGCGTTTCCTTGTCTGTATCTGTTTCATGGGGAATGTAGACGTTCAGATAGTTTGCACCTTCTATTTCTTCTGTTTCTACTCTTACATCATTAACTAATCTGCAGCTGAGTTCTTTCATGATGATCCTTCCTTTCTTGTCTAAAAATCCGTTCCATCTGCCAGGAACTCATAGTTTCCTTCTGCTAATTCCGTGCGAATATAGTTATCACACGTATAGTATTCATAATCATCTTGTGCATTTTCATAAAGCCGTTCACATTCTTCTTTTCGCCATTCTTCAAGGGCATCAATGAAATAGGTGTACTTCTCATCTTCTTCCATCGGGATGCCGTCAATCAGTAACTCAATGTATGTATTCCAAGAACGTGGATTAGAGCTAACCCATGAATACTTCGCTACACGAACTTCCCCATACTTTCTGATTTCAGCAAGTACGGATGCTTTAATGCATCCTTTTGTATCAAAGTTTTTAGCTACGTTGATTGCCATCTGTGCCGTTTCAAATTCTCCAGTGAACCCTGCCCCTGCTTCCGCATCATACATGGAAAAAGACACACTGTCTTTATCTACATTGAACCCATGGTCAGAAAACATGATGTCCGTGAAATCTTCACTTGTGTACTCTTCCCAATCAAGGGAATCTACCCACGTATATCTGTATCTTTCCAGTACTTCTTCCTGTACTTTCTTTTCCAGTTCATTGAACTTGTAAACTTTCTGTACTACTTCTCTCATGATTATTCCTTCCTTTCAAAACTTATCCCACTTACTGTGCAATTTCCAAGAAACCAAAGTCACATTCGATGAACCCATCATCCATAAGGGCATCTGCTAACTTGTCATAGTCCAGATAATCTTCTAATTTATCAAAGCTATCTCCCCAATAGCCTTCTGCCCCTAACTCTTTGATTAAGTCTTCCCAATTCATTTCTTCTCGCAACCAAATTGAATGATTTGCAAGTTTTTCCAGTACTTCTTCCAAGTCATCCTGTTCGTACTTGAGATACTGCTCCACGATGATTTGTTCATATTCTTCCAAGTCATCCAGTTCATCCTGTATTTCATCCGATTTGAGATACGTCCAGTACCTATCATCCACCGTGATTTCTTGATGATACTTGTTGATTTTGTTGAGAATATACTTATACATAGCCATTGCCATTCCACCTTTTCTTTTTAATCCTGTAGCCTGTCTCATCAGAACGTGGGCAGCTATCCCACATTGACTAGACGCACCCTCTCTTGTGCGTCTAGTTTCGACTTTATGCAATGAGTTCACCTGTCGTTATATCTACTACCTGTGCATGTAGCACGTCCAGTCTGTAGTTTTTGTTGCTTGCCGCCATCTTTACAAGGGTAAATGGAATAATTTCATTTGTTCTACAGTGTTCATCAATGAACCATCGAATGTGTCGCCGTGTTGTCATGCTGTATAGCCCCGTGATTTCAAGACTATCCAGTGTGCCCTTGATTACAAGGGTATTGTAAGAGTACATCTCATATTCTGTAGACACATTGTCCTTGTTTGTGTCTACCAATACCGTGTAATTTTTTGTTGTGTTCTTGCCTTTTTCGATGTTGAACCATTTAAGCATTTTCATCATCCCCACTTTCTTCTTCCTCTTCTTCTGAGATACCTAACGTATCAAAAATCCAGTCTGCATCGAACCACATAATATCGTTCAGTGCAGTTCTGTCAATTCCATCGGGATAGAGTTCTTCAATGAGAGACACAAACTCATCCCCCTTGCCTTCGTCTTCAATTCTTTCCACGGTATCTCTTGCTCCACTCCACGCCGTGCGGTAAATGTCATACCAATCCATTTCATCAAATACCTTCATGATAATTTCCTTCCTTTCTTTTTAATCCTTTAGCCTGTCTCATCAGAACGTGGGCGGCTATCCCCCGTTGACTAGACACACCCTCTCTTGTGTGCCTAGTTTCGACTTCTCACTTGCTTTTCTTCACAAGCACAATTTTCAATTTATATGCCGTGTCTAAATGGTCGATATGGGTAACATCATCAAAACAGTAGGCTACTAAGTGCCCTGCATAGTCACAACGTACCTTGAGAGTACGTCCTGCATAAAAGCAAACATCACCTTGTGCAATCTCAGGTGCATCGTAACTACTGAATTTTTCAAGAATTTTTATGCCGATACATTCCCAATTGCCGTTTTCATAGCCTTCTTCCATTGCTATGAAATTTGAAATGCTGCATTTAATCTTGCCGATAGCAAATTCATCGAACATGATAAGCCCATTGTTTTTTGTCCATGTGTTCATGCCCCATGCCGTGATTTCTTTTCTTTCCATGATTTTTCTTCCTTTCTGAATGTGTTCCGTTGTTCCTACACGCTTAACAAAAAAAATTTGATTTACCATCTCTTGATGGTTGGAATACCACTGATTAGTTCAATGGTTTAGAGACTAGATACAGCATGATTTCACTACCTTTCACCTACACCGTCCCATTTCATCATATGTGCTTGCCAGGTCATCACAAGATACCTTGCTAGTCGTTGCAAGCCCATACTCTATGAGACTGTCCACTACTCAGCCCTGCCGTATATCGCAAGCTACTTTCATGACTTCTCAGTGTGTATCTTCACTGTCATGTTGCCACCGCTTTTCCCGATGACTTTCTTTTTTTCGTATGGTGTGAATTGATACTACGCATGTAGTAAGTTCACCATTCGCATTTTTCAGCTATTTAGTTTTAAAAGAACACCGATGATGTTTTGTGGTATCCCATCGCGTCATCGTCAATCAATCTTTCATTCTCAGTGGTATCACTTCCTTTCGTTCGTTCACTGTGCCTACATTGTAGCACGTTGTTCCTACATTGTCAAGAGGTTTTTCTTCTGGTTCTCTCTGTCGTCTTATCAGTCTGTCGTGAATTGGTTACCCATCGCGTTCACACTGTGCGGTGTTCTGAGTTCTTCCACCACGCTATCCGTACATGTTCTACAGATAGCATTTTCAGAATTGGGGCGGTGCACCTGGTGGCGTTCCGTCTGTGTCATCCTTGACTGTCCATATTGTATCACGATGTTCCTACACAGTCAAGCACAAATTTGAAATTCTTTTGGGGGGGAATTTTGTTCGCATGGTATACTATACCCACGTAGGGTATCATGATTGTCAACCATGGCTCGCTGGTAGCACGTTAGTAGTAAGAGATTAAATCTTACAAGTACATATATAGGCAAACACGGCTTGCCCGCCCTGTTCCATTTAAGTATAATAATATTATACTAATACATTCCACCCTGCCCCGGCGATAACGGCGAGCGCGTGGAGGGTACGGGGGAAAACAGCCAGGGCAATTTTAATGAATACCCTTTCACAATTTTTACAATTTTTTGTTTTAAGAAGGAGGAACATTATCATGAAAAGACAAAGGGCACCACGAGGGCAAGGAAGTATCACACCATACGGAGATGGAAAATTCAAAGGTATCATCACCATTGGATACAAACTAGATCCAGTGACGAAGAAGAATAAACGTCTCACAAAAACCTTTACAGGAAAGACAAGGAAAGAAGTCCAAGCAAAGATCACTGAGTATCAGTACAAAGTAAATGCAGGGAAGATCAATCCATTAGCAGCTCCCCTTACATTCAAACAGTACAGTGAACGATGGTTAATGATGAAAAAGACAACACTAAAACCACAGACATACAGGAACTATGAGAGTAATATGCAGTGTCTTGATTTTGGCAACAAAGTGATGAAAGACATAACAGTTTCAGACGTTAACACTCTGCTCCTAACATTGCTACAGACACTCTCCCCTGCCACTGTGCGAGGAAGACACGCCCTATTGAAAAGTGTCTTTGAAGGAGCAAGAAAGGAAAAACTCATTATAGAGAATCCTGTAGAAGACAGCATGCGTATCAAGGCACAGGTAGATCACACTGTGACAGAAATGCATGTCTTAACGAAAGAAGAGAGTACAAATGTTCTATTAAAAGCTAAGGAGATGAAAGCTCCCATATGGTTCTACCCTCTTATACGTACTGCCTTAGAGACAGGGATGAGAAAAGGAGAGCTGCGTGCCTTACAGTACAAAGCACTGGGTAAAGACACCATCTATATAAAAGCCAGTGTAGAAGACAATTCAGGGAAAGGGGCAACTCTCACAACGCCTAAGACACGTGCCTCTGTAAGAAGAATACATGTGTCTACATCACTCATTGAGATACTACAGGCTCTTCCCCATAAAGATGAAAACAGTTTTGTCTTTCACACTAAGAATGAGACTTTAATTGCTAATAGTGATATACAGTACTACTTTAATGCGCTAAAGAAAGTAAGTAACATAGACAAACCACTTCACTTCCACGATCTAAGACACACACATGCCACACTTCTTATCATGGCAGGTGTGAACATCAAGACCGTCTCTACTCGCCTAGGTCACGCATCTGTATCCATCACGTTAAACAGGTACACACACGCCCTTCCGCAGCAAGATAAAGAAGCTAGTGAAATGATTTGTAGTATGCTACTATCGGATACTACGATGAAAGACAATCAGTAATAAATACCCTAGATACCCCTATAGAATGTAATTGGGGGACGTATATACATCTAAATACCGTATGACATAATATCGTCCTTATTATAACATAGAGAAAAGGTTCGGGGTTCGCCCATGGAGCGTGCCGTCCCTTAATTACGACCGGAAAAGGTTCAGCGGGTTCTATAGGTTCAAAGGGGAAGGTGCGGCGCATAACAATCAACAGTATCCTGCCCTCTTCCTCTTGCATTTCATCGCGGCACGCTCCATAATAGGGGCAATGCATGTATCATCTATTTCCAAAAGTTTGAAAACAGGGATGAGTGGCTAGTGGCTAGTGACTGGTGACTAGGAATTAGGTTTACGATATGAGAAAATCGCTCATTTCAAATCTCCGCGGCGCTTCTGATTTTTTTGGCGCCGCACCACCATTTCTCATTTCTCATTTCTAATTTCTCATTCAAGAGAGGCTTTCATCCGCAATCCATGGGCGCCACGCCCCGGGCTAACCCTGAACCCTATCCTAAGGAGCCTTC